CGAATCTAGGAAAGGTAAGTAGAGTAGGTAAGATACAAAAAGCCAAGAGGTCTGCGAAGAGATGACACAACGATTAAACCCGAACATTGCCAAAGCATTGGACATGGACCTCCCCGATGAAACCCCAGTGGAAGCCAGTGCGCCACTAGTGCTTGTCGAACCGCACGAAGTCGTTACTGTGGCGAATGAAGATTTGCCAGACATGAGCGACCTCGAAGTGAAAGTCATTCAGGGTGAAAAACAACTAGAACAAATTATAACCAAGGGTATGGGTATGTTCACCGAGCTTTACGACGAGCTTGCTGGCATCGACCCGAAGTATCGCAACCGCCATTTGGAAACGACTGCGCTCATTATGGGGCACACTTTGGACGCGGTTAAGCACAAGACTGTGCACCAACTAAAACGTAAAGAACAGCGTATGAAAGAGGCTGAATTTGGCGTTCCAGATAGCTCCACGAAGATTGGTACAGCCAACTTTTACGGGTCTCGGGAAGAGATCATGAGGATGATGCACGCCGCCCAAACGGTCGAGGTCACGCCAGAAGACGAATCTAAGTAAATATGTTTGATAACATAGGAAATTCACCAATGTCCAAATCATTCCGAGCGCTAATAGCGGAACAAGACGCTGAATACGTCTACCACATTAAGTCAACGCGGCACCTGCACGATGATGATATCTTCGGCAAGTTGCAGATTGGCATGTTGGGTTACGACCTACGTTCGCTAGAGCGCGTATCGTATCACCCACTGGCGGCTGTTGAGCCAATGTTTCACCCGCGCAATGACGAACCGGGTTTGGATAAGATTTTTCACGTCAAGGTCGTTCTAGGAACTGATGTTGACAACGGTACCCTTCGCCAGAAGGTTGCCTATTTCACCGACATCAACTGGAGATACCTCGTAGTCCACAAAGACGGCGAGAAGATGGAAGACTCCGAAAAGCTCGATTTAGAAATCGATCCTACGTTGACCGGTGGCACATACAAAAGTTTAGCACACCATGCACGCACATGGGATGCTTCTCCCGATGAAGGTAACATCGATACTAACGCACAGGTTCATGTTGGTCAGAATCGCATTGATGCGTTCATGAGGGAGTTAGACTCAGACAAAAAAGCACGCAATCAAGAGGTAGAGGGGCGGAACGTCCAACCACAGTTGACGGAATCATTCGTCACATCACACTTGGCTCTCGGCGACGTATTCGGAAATAATGCACCAAAGGGTTTCTACTTGGTAGAACGCCACGAGGATGATCCGAGTATGATGCACATTGAGGGTCCGTTCAAGCAACAACCATCGAATTATGAATTCATTGCCGACCTGATTGTTAGGGGATCGGGGACTTATGAAGTCCAGAGTGAACGTCAGGTTCGAATGGTAGAGCATGACCGCGATTTTCGTTTCACACGCCCGATTGTTGAGCGTATGACACCGAAACCATTTGAGGTTACCGTTCAGGATCAAGATACTGGAAGAACATATACTGTACTCGTTAAGGGGATATCGGAAACCGATGCCCGAGACAGGGGTGTTGAAACAGTTGCACATCAAGAAAAATTAGATCAAAACCGGTTAATCGCTGTCGAGCCAAACTCGGTAGGATAAATGCCAGCCTTAACAGAAGAGCAGGGCGGGAAGGTCAAACCTTCCGGCTATAAACAGCATTACGAACAGTGGCAGATTCAGGAAATTCTGAAATGTTCACGAGATGCAATATACTTTGCACGCACCTATGTAATGATTCAAAACCCCGTCCTCGGGGCAATGAAGTTCGATCTATACGAATACCAAGAAAGTCTAATCGATGTCTATCAAAACAGTAGGCTGAGCATTGCTATGCTCTCGCGGCAGTGTGGTAAAACACAAACCGCTGCTGCCTTCCTGCTGTGGTGGGCTATCTTCAAGAATGACCAACGAATCCTTATTGCATCGAAAGATGCTGAAGGTGCCACGGACATTATGGAACGACTGTGGTACGCGTATGAAGAACTTCCGTGGTGGATAAAGCCCGGTACTGAAACCGACATCGTAACCCGAAAGAAATTCGACAATGGTTCCAGCATCTTCGCTACAGCTACAACCGCAACCTCTGGTCGTGGTAAAGCCAACTCCCTAATTTACCTCGACGAGTTCGCGTTTGTGCGACCCGGTATTGCAGATAAATTCTGGACCTCAATCTACCCAACCATTTCGACGGGTGGTAAGTGTATCATCACCAGTACTCCAAACTCGGACGAAGATAAATTCGCCAAGATATGGTTTAACGCCATAATGGACCCAACATCCGACGACTGGGTTGACGTATTCGCCGAGCGCCAGAAGGCTGCTGGTTTCATCAACGAGGTAGAGGAAGACGAAGAATTTGAAATACTCTACGAAAATGAAGAATCCCGCCTCGAATTCCAAAGCAGGGAAGATGAAGACCTGTTCGATGACGAAGAGGATTTGGAAGGATTTGTAGGATTCCATGCACACTGGACCAAAATTCCTCACAAGGATGGATTCCGTGGTCAGGCATTCAAGAACCAAGTTATCAAGGCAGGTCTTTCTGAAGAGGAATGGCTGAGTGAATTCGAATGCGCCTTCGTCTCCGGTGACTCCACATTGATTGCTGCTACCAAGCTGGCATCATTGAAGGGCGTCGTCAAGAAGCCACGATTTGTTGACAAGTGGGGAATGCGTTGGTATCAAGAAGTCAAGCCAAACCAAATCTACGGTGTGGTCCTCGATCCCTCGGAAGGTGTAGGTGGAGACGATGCCTGTATCCAAGTTTGGGAAATACCTGAGATGCGACAGGTGGCTGAGTGGAATACCAATTACGCGGATCAACCGGAGCAAACCAAAATGCTTCGCAGAACCCTGAAGCGAATCTACATGATTCAGATGAACGACCCAGAGCACTCGACTGGTTGTCAGACGTACTACTCAGTTGAGCGTAATGGACTGGGAATCGGAATACTCAATTCCATCGAGTATGAGAATGAACAGACGTTTCCGGGTTACCTAATCGACTCGACCATGACATCCGTCAATGCCCGTGGTAACGGTATGAGCACCAGCCAGCCAAACAAGTGGCGTGGCCTGCTGACCAATGTCACCTCGAAGCGTCGTTATAGCATTGAGTTGAAAAACCTCATCGAGCGGAACCTATTCATTCCTCGCTCGAAGCATTTAGCCTCGCAGTTGAAAACCTTTGTCAGGTCTGGTGCTAGCTACTCTGCCAAGGATGGAGCCAAGGACGATATCGTTATGTCTTGCGTCCTGATGGCCATGCTTATTGACGAAGTTCGGTACCATGAGCCCGACTTGGATGACCTAATTCGCCCCGACATGAGTGACTATGACGAGGATGATTTCGATAATCCAGAAAATATGGCAATGCTTCCCATGCTCTAACTTGACTTTCGTATTTTTCGGTATCATCTTATTTGGACACTGTTAAATGTAGAGAGAAAATCATGGCGTCAGACCGTAAATTTGAGAAGCCTTTCACTGAAGAAGACATGCTAAACCAGATCGCTGCCGATTTCGGTGGTGGTAAAGCAGCAGTGGACAATGCCCTTCCTACTCCCGAGCGAGTAGACCAAGGTGCACACGTCCCCCGCATGCGTCTCAAGGTAAAAAAGCTACCTCATTTCGAGGGATTACCCGAACTTTCTATGGCTACAATTGGCAGTGTGGGTATTGACCTTTTCTGTGCACTTAGTGACCGTGTTTGCCTAAATAACATGGGTGCGAGGGAAATAATTCCTACGGGAATTTCCATCGAACTGCCGATAGGTTTTGAAGCTCAAATCCGACCACGGTCGGGATTGGCGGCTAATTACGGGATCACCGTTCTCAACACACCGGGAACAATTGATTCTGATTATAGGGGCGAGATAGGTGTCATTTTGGTGAACCTATCCACGAAGAAGTTTTTTGTGGAACGCGGAATGCGTATTGCTCAAATGGTCGTCAAGCCCATTGTCATACCAGTCGTCGATTATGTCGATGAATTGGATAAGACAGGTCGTGGAGAGGGTGGCTTCGGCTCAACCGGCCAATAAAACTGTATAGAACTGTAATACCATAAAACTGATAGAACTTTTACAACTCGTAGATTCGTATAGAACTACTACAACTAAAGAGGAATAGACTCATGTCTACAATGTTACAGCGCATGAAAGAGCGCGTCCAAGCACGTACCCCCCAATTCGAGCGGGATTATTCAATTCACGCATTTTGGAATCTGAAATTCGGTAGCTCAAGCACCTTCCGACTTTTGCCATTCAACGACCCGTTCTCGCAAGGTTTCTGGACAGAAAAGGTCATGTTGCCGATGCAATTCACTGACCCGAATGATCCCACAAAGATCATCAAGTTCTTGGCACCGTGCCGCGAAATGTATGATCGCAGCAACAAGTGTCCGGTTCTGGTTCCTGTCCGTGAACTCTACGCCGAGGCAAAAGAGTTGAAGAACACTGGCAACACCAAGGAAGCCAAGAAGCTCGAAGGCATCGCCGGATTCCATTGGAAGAAGCCAACGTTTTACTATCAGGGATTTGTCATCAAGTCTGGAATGGCCGAAGACGAAACTCCTGAAAATCCGATTCGGGTATTCCCATTCAACAAGCAAATTCATGGGAAGATTTATTCCTCGGTCTTCGAAAACGAAGAAGACCCGTATGAAACCCTTCCGTGTGGTGAGTTCACCATGGACGACGTTACAGCCCTACTGGGTGACGACGAAGTCGATATGAGCATCTTCGATGGCTACAACTTCATCGTGAAGAAAAACCAACAGGGCGAATATGCCGAGTGGGTTTCTGGTTCTCAGTGGACCAAATCACAGACTCCTCTGACCGATGAGCAACTGGCTGCACTCGCACAGTATGGTCTACATGACCTGACACTGCGCCTGCCAGCCCGTCCGTCAGATGACCAGTACGAAGTGCTGGCCGAGATGATGAATATCTCCGTCCAACGCCAGTTGACTGGTGCCGAAGGTGTATGGAACCCAGAGTGGGAAGAGCTTGGCTTCAAGCCATTGCGTCAGCGTGGCGACAAAGGCAACGCTGCACCCGCATCTACTCCTGCAAAGTCGGAAGGAAGCACTACCAAGATCGCCGATGAAGGTGAAGGTACCGGTGATGCTCTTAGCCGCCTGAAGGCCAAGCGTGGTAAAGCCGCGCCAGCACCCGAGGAAACGGTTGAGGAAACGGTTGACGAAGCGGTTACCGAAGTAGCTGATGAAGCCGAATCTCCGGCAGAAGTTGCCGCCGCCGCCGCCGACGAAACGGTTCCTGAAAAAGCAGGTGCTACTGGAGTCTCCGATCTTGCAGCTAAGATCAAGAGCCGCGTCAGTAAAGGTAAGCAAACAGCGTAAAGCTGATACCCCAACCCCACCGTCCGTCATGGCCCATGTAGGGTGTCGGTGGGGCTTGGGACTTTTACCTAACACTGAGGAACCATAATGGCTAGTAAATTCACAAAGACGCGCCAGAAGGCGTTCGCTACACTAAAATCTCCTACAATCAAAGCAGGATTTTCCAACATCGACTTATGGGTTGATATGGGCAACTTCGCAATGAATCGTATCATGTCCGGCAAGTTCGACGCAGGACTATTATTTGGACGACAGTATGTGTACTACGGCGAGTCTGGTTCAGGCAAATCCCTACAGACAGCTTACGCATGCGCCAACGCACAGAAAGCCCACGATGCATTCGTCCTATGGGTGGACGTAGAAAAAGCAACCGATGACGTTGCCGGTCAGGAATGGCTAGAGCGTACCGGTGTCGATCTCGACGAAGAAAACTTCCAGTACATGACTGCCGCTACTTTGGCCGACTGCAAGAAAACAGTCTCCGAGATGTGCAAGATGTACCGTGAAGCATACCAAGACGAAACGGATGACTTTCATCGACCAATGGTCATTGTCATCGACTCGTGGTCTGCC